ACATAACCCATTTTATAAGGAGCATCAATGAACTCTACCAGTCCATTAATATCTGCTTTACTGAGTACACTGGTTGTTGTTTGTCCCATGCGTTGTATATTACTGTTAAGTGTAATATAACCACTGCAACTTCCACTTCCTTTTGTAATCTGATTCCATCTATATACATTATTAGCAGTACCATCATTATTAAAGAAATTAATGCCATCTGTAGTATTGGTAAAATGTTTGTGTGCATCATATGTAGTACTGGAATATCCTTGTCTGTTGTAATAAAAATTAAATATTTCAGGATCAGCTAAACGAGGCTTAATATACTTGTCATAAATTTGTGTTCCATTTAATGGTGTAGGCAAACTTACTACACTTCTTTTTGTACAACCGTTTTCATACATGTAAACATCATCAGCATACTGTGTTGCGTCACTGTAAGTTGCTGTAGGATCATATATGTCTCTGAATCTACTGTGACCACTGTGTACTCTGTTTACACTTTTAATTTTTCTAATGTTTTCACTAGCAGTTAGAGGAGCAATAGCATAATCATCTGCTGTGACCATTCTGTCTTGTGTAGTAAAGAATCTTGGAGCATTTGCTTTGATGCTAGCAATACTTTCTCTTTCACTTGCATTACTCACTACACTTTTCAAACTTGCACTGAATCTTGCAGTGTGTGTATTTCCGTTTGCACTGATATATTCAATGTTAAATGAAACTTTGTTGAATCCATCTGGAGTTAGACTGTATGTTCTGTTAAGTCCTGTTCTATACCAAACTCTAATAATACCTCTTGGGATATTTCCAAATCTTCCATCACTGAATACAATACTGATTTGATCATCTTCTCTACTACTAATACTGTAAATATCTCTTATTTTATTTTGTCTTGCATTAAACAATGTGTTGGCGCCAAATAGCCTATCAACTCTTGTCCAACTTTTTTGTATTTGTCCAACTTCGTCAATGGTCTGTACCCATACTTCACCATTGGCAACATTATCTGCATTGATGTCAATTGCCATATTTGGCAATCCGTTGTCAATTTGGAAGTCTTGAAAGTTAAGAGTTCCTTGTTTAAATCCAATAAAAAATCCTGTGTTAGGTGAACCAAAACCACTGTTATCATTTTTATAAAGCAAGTCTGTCACAGCATAAGGATCAGGTCGCTTTTCAATTACTGTGTTTGTTGTACTATCAACACTTGCACTGTGAAAACTAAAAGTAGCATTGTTATTGCTTATTTTGTTTGTAAATTCTTTGTTTGTTGTATTGTTTGTGCTGTTAGTTCTATAAATGTCGTGTGTTATGCCTCCAATGTTTGCTGTGCTAAAAGGAGATCCAAACTGACTGCTAGGTTGCAGAATACTGTTCATAATAGCTAAAAAGTTTTGGTAACTTGCAGGATTTGTAACATCTTCAAACTGTGTTACTACATTTGCTAAACTATTTCCTGTAGCATCAAATACTTGCTCATCAGTTTGTACACTATCAATTTTAAGATAACCACTAGCTACAACATTTCTAGTAGGAGTATAACCTAAAAATTCAGCAATACGCAAGGCGCTGTCTCTACGTTCTGCTGTACTTAAATAATTTTCTCTTTGACCTAAATCTGCTCTAAAAGCTAGGTTGTGTCCTAGAAATGCAATTAATTCTATTAGTGCTACAAATTCACTGCTATTAATATAGTCATTAAAGTTTTCTGGATAGTTTGTACTGATATAATCAACCATCGCTGAGCGTATGGTATCAAAATCATATGCTTTGAGATTTGCTTGTGCAAAACTTTCGTATGCAACTGTAAAATCTTCTGCCGCAAACAAACTACTTTGACGTGCGCCTTGTGCCATTATTCCTCACCTGTAAATCTTAGAAACAGTTCTTCTGCTGTTCCTGTATCAATATATTCTAATCTAACCTTCACTTCTAAACTGTGTTCTGTTGGCTTGCTTAGTAGTGTTTCTAAAACATTCCAACGTGGATCGTTGTTTACAATAGTGCTAACATCATCCAATGCTTGTCTTTCAGTCAAAGCATCAAGTGGTTCAAATACTAAATCTGGTAATATACTTCCAAATGTAGGATTTCCTACTCTTTCTCCTCGTCTAGTGTAAAAGTGATTCAATAAATCACGTTTTGCAAGCTCTGAATCAGTAAGAGTTTTGCTACCACTAATGCTGTCTATTGTGCTATATCCGATATAGGTTACCATACTATTATTTATGGTAAAATTAAATACTAAGTTTATATCTTAATTACAGTTTTAACAATATCTCCAGTGTTCATACTTTTGCTTATTGTAAGTGAATTTCCATTAAGAGTGAAGTCATAAAAATGTTGTTGAATAGCATCATTTATTGTTACTTTTAATTTTTCAATAGGATCCATACTCACTGCACGTTCTAAACTAAACGTATTGTTTCCGTTGAATGTAAATGTTTGTATTATCAATGTATCTTCATATGTTTTAGCAATTTGTCTTTGCAAACTTTCGGGTGTTCTAGGAAGGAAATTACCAGTTTCAGCATAATAGCTGAATCTTGCTCTTCTCAACTGGTCTGTGCTAAGAGTACCCTTTTCATTTAGATCCCGCATTGTAAACACACCTTGTTCACGTTGCCAAGTTCTAGTCTTAGGTTTTCCGTAATCTGCAAGTCTTACAATCGTAGCAATTTTTTGACATTGTTGTTTGTTAACACTACTATTAATAATAATATTTGCAATCCTTTCGTAATCACCATTTAGTATGCTAGGCAGTAGTTTATATTCTTGTTCTCCAATGCTACAATTCAACAATTTTCCTGTTGCCCAATTGAGCAATATCATACCGTCGTATGCACTACGCGATATACTTGTTACTCCATTTGCTATAAGTTGTTTTTTAGCAAGTTGTTCTTGATTGTTATAGTTTTCTTCCCATATATCATATGCTTCTTGTTCAGTCATTCCAAAATTAAATAAACCTTCACCGTATGCAGTTCCATCCAATCCACTGTAATCGCTAAAAAAATTCAAAGCCACAAGTCTTGCATTTTCACTGCTGGTAATTGTGTTGATATCCAGTCTGTCCTGATAATCATCTTCGTTTTTTACAACAAAGTCACTCCAAACTTTTGTTAGTTGTAAAGGTACATCTAAAAATTCTGCCATTACACTGCACCTTTTCTACTATTAAATTGAGCAGGAAGATTTTGTCCTGCCGAATTATTATTGTTTGGATTTTCGTTAAACGATTCTACATTTTGTTGACTATTCCTAGGATTACTACCACTTTTTGATTTTACATTGTTTTTGTTTACATTAGGTTGTTGTCTATTTGTAATACTACTCATGTCAATATCTTTTGCACTAAATTGTTGATCACTACTGGCTACTTGTGCTAACGGTTCTTGTTCTTCAGCATGTCCACCCCATGGTTCAGTTTCTGGTACCCTACTTGTAATACTTTGTTTTACACTTTGATTTACGGTGAGATTGTTTACTGTAGGTTTTGTAGCGGCTGTGGCTTCAGGGCCATTTAAATCAATAAGTTGAGCTGTCATTCTTGTGTAGCCAGCACATTTGATATGTCCGTTTAAATCGCTTGTCAATTTAATATCTTTGTTTGCATGTAAGTTGAATTCTCCCATTGCCATTTCAACATTCATATCACCTTTTCTAGCTTTCATGTTAATTGTATCTGCATCTAGATTGAAGTCCCCACCACAATATAAATTGAAATCTGTTGTAGTGTGCATACTAATATCTTCTTCTGCATACAAATCAATTTTTCCATCTGCACTCATTTGTATCCAAGTTTTTCCTGTTTGGCTTATTATGTAAATTATACCTGTACTATCATGCATTAATACTTGAGCGCCACCAGCACTTGCTAGTCTTACAAGATTACTTTTGCCGCCTTTTCTATCTTTGTCTGGTGTAAGACAAGTTTCACTGTTGGGTAGTGTGCCATCATCCATTACTAAACTGTGGCCACCTGGTGTATTCATACCCAAAACTTGTGTTGGAGATTCTCTTCTAAAACTACTACTGCTCAAACCTCTAATACTATCAAGTCCTAGACCTTGCCCAGCATGTGCTTCTCCATCCATTGTTTTGTCACTGTATTCTTCACTGTTTCTAACTGTTTCTGCTGATGCTCTTGGTCTTTCATTTTTATCTGTTTGTTTAAAAACACTAGTATCTAGTGTTGGACCAATTGTCTCAGACTGACTGTCGATAAATCCTGCTGGATTATTAGGATAACTTGCATTTCTAGTTACATCTGGTAAAACACCAATCATTATTCCAGTATCACTATTGGCAGGAAAGGCAACAAGTATTTGACTGCCTGGTGCAGGTGGATGACTGCTAAATCCATATGTATTGGTTGCATTTGCATATTGATAGGAACCTCCATAAGGACTTGCACGTCTTACTCTTTGATATTTGTGCCTATTGGCTTTTGTATCTGTATCACCTACATAGCCTTCGCCAATAATCTCAACATACATATATCCTTCATATCTGTCATCAACAATGTCGATTACTTTACATATAAAGACACCAGTATATTTTGCTAATCCGCCAGCTGTTTTTGTGGCATCATGCTGTGCCATTAAACCTGTACCTGAATCATTACTTCCTGAATATCTCGCCATTTTATTAACCTATCATAATATCCTTTAACCATTGTGGAGCATTTTTTGCTCTAATTCTACCACTGCCATCTGGTCTTCCGCCCCAATAAGGACTACCTCCGGGTGCTTGTCCAAATTTTGCGGCAATATCTACATGAAATCCATTGTCTCCCATATAGCCGTTGCCAGCACCAATACCTGTTGCTCCTGCGTTTTTGGCTTCTCTTAGGAAGTTTTGTATCAGAGGAACATCAGCTGGATTGTTTAAACTTAGAGTTCTACCACTCGAATCTTTTAATCTAATATCAGCCGCCGCGCCATTGTCGTGTCTTGTTGTACCTGTTCTACGTCCACCTGATCCTGAAGCAGGCTGACCACCACTGTATACTTCAACATCTAAGCCGCTTTTTTGTGCCGCTGATGCCAGTATACTTTTGAGTTCAGGTTTGATTGCTTGGTTTCGTATTGTGCTAGCAGAACCAATTTGTGATTCTATTACACTAGGGTTGGTAACATTGCCATCAACAATACCTTCTTCTATCAGTTCAGGACCAGTTATATCTGGTGATTCACTTCCTGTTTCTCCGTCACCCTCACCTTGGTCTTCTGG